GAACTTCGTGCTGGCGGATGAGCTGATCGCCTGGGAGGGCACCAACGCCCGGAAGATGTGGCAGGCGCTGCGTACCGGCCTGAGCAAGGCCAAGGGCTCGTTGCTCGTGATCATCACCCAAGCGGGGCAGGGGCAGGAGAACCTGGCGTTCGACCTGCTCCGGTACGCGCGAAAGGTTCAATCCGGCGAGATCGAGGATCCCGGCTTCCTGCCGATCCTTTTCGAGACCGACCCCGCCGAGGTGTCGGCATGGGAGGGCGATGGCGTCGAGGAGTTCGACGGCTGGGACGACGAGCGCCTATGGCACTTCGTGAACCCCGGCCTCGCACTCGGCTATCCCGACATCGACAACCTGCGCCAGTACGCGCGGGAGGCCCAGGAGCGGCCGGCCGATCGCGACGCCTTCATCCAGTTCCACCTCAACGGCTGGCAGGACTACAGCGACGCGCCGTTCGTCTCGATGTCGGTCTACGACGAGGGCAAAGGGCCTGTCGATCTGGACGACAAGGAAGCGGATCAGGAGTCCTGCTGGCTCGCCGCGGACCTTTCCAGCAACGGCGACCTGACGGCTGTGGTGGCGGCCTGGGGCGACCAGGAGGCCGGCTATGACGTCTATCCGTGGTTCTTCTGTCCGGAGGACAATCTTCAGCGCCGCGCCGATCGGGACCAGGTGCCCTATCCCGAATGGGCGAAGCTTGGCCTGATCATCCCGACCAAGGGCAACGTCGTCGATTTCAAGGCGGTCGAGCAGCACATCCGAGACCTGTGCGCCCGGTTCAACGTTCAGGAGATCGCCTTCGACCCGCACCTTGCGCGCGTGATGATGTCGAACCTCGCGGAGGATGGCTTTCCCGCCGTCGAGATGCGGCAAGGCTGGGTAACCATGGCGCCCGCGATCAAGGAACTGGAGCGGGCCATCATCGGCCGGCGCTTCCGGCACGGCGGCCACCCGATCCTACGCTGGCACTTCGACAACATCGCGGTCGAAGAGGACAAGGCCGGCAACAAGAGCTTCCACAAGGGCAAGAGCCGCGACCGCATCGACGGTGCGCAGGCCACCGCCATGGCCGTTGGCCGGGCCGCCCAGGGCAACAGCAACCGATCCAGCTACGACGACGCCCCCGACGATGTCGAGGAGTGGGCTTATGCTTGAGGAGAACAATCATGGCCGGTGAAGGCGATGCAGAACGGCTAGTGGTCCTCCTCGAGGCGAGGATCCGCGACTTCGAGAAGAACCTGCAGAAGGCCAGCACGACGGCCGATCGCAGCTTCGACCGCATGCGCCGGGGCTCGGCCAGCGCTACCCGGCAGATGGAAGCCGACATGGTGCGATCGACCAATCGCATCAATCAGGCGCTGGCCGCATCCAGCACCCGGATCGGCGGATACAGCAAGGCCATGGTCGCGGGCTTCGCGGGGGCCTTCGCCGGCACGGCCGTGCTGCGCGGGACTCAGCAGCTCATCGATGCCAACACCCGCGTCACCAACAGCCTGAAGGTCGCTGGGCTGGAAGGCGATGCGCTCAAGACCACATACGACGCGCTGTTCGTCTCAGCGCAGAAGAACGCTGCGCCGCTCGAAAGCCTCGCCACCCTCTATGGCCGTGTCGCCCTGGTGCAGAAGGAGCTGGGCGTCAGCAATCAGGATTTGCTCAAGTTCACCGACAACGTGTCCCTGGCGCTGCGGGTCGCCGGCACCGATGCGACAGCAGCATCCGGCGCGCTGCTCCAGCTCAGCCAGGCGATGGGCTCTGGCGTGGTCCGGGCCGAGGAATTCAACTCGATCCTGGAAGGTGCCCAGCCGATCGCGCAGGCGGCAGCGGCGGGGCTAAAGGAGGCCGGCGGTAGCGTCGCCAAGCTCCGGCAGCTCGTCGTCGACGGCAAGGTGTCGTCAGAGGCGTTCTTCGCTGCGTTCCAGGCGGGCTCGGTCATCCTGGAGGAGAAGGTTGCCGGGTCGGAGATGACCACCAGCCAGGCGCTTATCCGGCTCCAGAACGTGCTGCAGGATGCTGCGGGCAAGTTCGATGACGCGACCGGGGCGAGCAAAAGCTTCGCGGACGCGATCGACAGCATTTCAACCGCTATCGGCCAGCTCCAGAATTCCAACATCCTCGGCTGGCTCGGCCAGCTCAACAACAAGCTGGAGACGTCGGGCTTCCTCCAGCTCCGCAGCTCGATCCGCGAGATCGAGGCAATCCTCAAGTTCGTAGACAGTGCGGCTGGCTCGGTCGCCGAGTCCTTCCAGGGCATCGCCGACAATGCGAACGATGCCGTGGCGGCCGCCCTCGGCTTCGATGATGCAGCCAGCGCGCCGGAGGCCCTGCGCGGTGAAATCGAGAAGCTGGCGACCTCGGTTGTCGACGGTAAGACCGATGCGGAAACCCTACGTGCCGAGCTGGTGAAACTCGGCGCCTCGCCGCTGAACCTCGCCATCCAGATCGGCCAGATCATGGACCTGGCGCGCGCGGCGCAGGCGGCAGCGAAGGACGTGGCGGCTGTCTCTGGCACCACGCCAGCGGCGACCGGGGACGACCAGGGCGTCATACCGCCGAAGCCCAAGGTCAAGCCTGTTTCACTCAACGACTACGACGCCCCGACCAAGACCGGGACGGGCCGCCCGAAGCGCTCCAAGGCGGACAATTACGCTGACGCGCTGAAGGATCAGCAGCAGAGGATCGATGCCCTCAACCGCGAGACGGCTGCGCAGGCGGCGCTCAATCCGCTGGTCAACGACTACGGCTATGCCATGGAAAAGCTCCGGGTCCAGATCGACTTGGAGAATGAGGCTACGCGCGCCGGGCTGGAGCTGACGCCGGATCGCCAAGCCGCCATCGAAAAGCTCGCCGAGGGCTATGCGACAGCCAGCGCCGAGGCGGAAAGACTGGCGGAGCAGCAGGACAAGGCCCGCCGGTCCATGGAGGAGTGGCAGGGCATCAGCATGGACATCGCGTCCGGCTTCGTGAACGACCTGCGCAACGGCACCTCCGCGGTCGAAGCCCTAGGCAACGCCTTCGACAACCTCGCGTCGAAGCTCATCGACATGGCGCTGAACCAGCTCATCACAAGCCTGTTCAGCAGTCTCATGGGCGGCGGCTTCGGCGGGGGCATAACCGGCGGTCTCTTCGCCGACGGTGCAGCGTTCTCCGGCGGCCGGGTGACACCCTTCGCGAACGGAGGCGTCGTCTCCAAGCCGACGATGTTCCCGATGGCCAACGGCGCGGGTCTAATGGGCGAAGCCGGGCCAGAGGCGGTGATGCCACTCCGGCGGTTGTCCAGCGGCCGTCTGGGCGTCGAGAGCGCGGGCGGCGGCGCGCAGGGCGGCGACACCATGCATTACGCCCCTGTGACGACCATCAACGTCGAGGGCAGCGCCGATGAAAAGACCATCAAGGCCATGCACACGATCATTGAGCAGAACAATCGGCAGATCTGGAACGAGTTGCCCACTCGTTGGAACAGGTCCCGCATTAACGGCCAGATCCCCGGCGTCAGATAGGAGCGAACATGCCCAACACAGATCTCATGAGCGCGCTCGCTCCGACCTCCGTGAATTTCGCGCTGGAGTACGGCCAGGAGACCTCAGGCCAGGCATCCGGGCAGGTCCGGGTGAAAGACCTTCGGTCTCCCATGTGGAAGATGAAGGTCGAGAGCGCCAACATGGACATCCGCCGGCTGCGCGCTATCAGCGCCATGATCGGCTCGCTGGGCGGCTCGCTGGAAAGCTTCTACGCATGGGACCCCGGCGCGCAGTTTCCTGCCAATGATCCCGACGGGTCGATCCTCGGGGAGGCCGCTGTCCAGATCGCCTCGCTGGGCGCCGACAACAAGAGCTTGGCCTTCAAAGGATTGCCGGCGGGCTACGTGCTGACGGCCGGCGATCTGTTCGCCTATGACTTCAATGGCCGCCGAGCCCTGCACCAGGTCACAGCGGCCAGCACGGTTGCGAACGGGTCGGGTGTGACCCCCGTCTTCGGCGTGGCTCCGCACCTCCGTCAGGGCGTCGTCACCAACACGGCCGTGATGCTCAAGCGCCCGGCCGCCGAAATGCGGATCATCCCCGGCACCATCAATTTCAACCTGGCGGCACTGACCGGACAGGCCGGTTTCGAAGCGGCGCAGGTGGTGTGATGGGAAGGCCCACCGATGCGATCCTCCGCGCTGTCCGCGTCTTCCTCGCAGGTGGCCGTCTCGATCTACCCGAGGGCGCGGGCCCCATCTGGGAGATGTTCGTCGCGCTGCACCACACGCGCGGCAGCAGCTTCAACGGCGCCGAGCCCATCCGCTTCGCGGAGATCGAGGCCTATTCCCGGCTCATGCACTGGCCGCTGGAGCCGCGCCACGTCGAGCTGATCCGGGCCATTGATCAGGTCTGGATGGAGAAAGCGCGCGCGGTCGAATCCGAACCAACGAAACCAGCAGGACCACGCCCCGTTCTCACGGCGGCGGCTTTTGACGCGGTGTGGGGATGAGAAAAGACGGCTACTGGAAAGGCTATCTCGATTACCGCTATGGGCGTCAGGCCGCGCCTGTAACGCTCGCTGGGAAAACGAAACCGGGCGGGCTCAACAAGGCAAAGCGCGTGCACGTCGTCGATCAGGTCACGGGCATCCTTCGCGGGTGGCGGACATCGCCGTTCGAAAACGAGGGCGCGATCGTCCACGGTCTCCGAAGCGGCATGTGCCTCGAGGGGCAGCGCTGGGCACGCGCGGATATGGAGGCCACTGCTATCGTCGCAGAAGGGCTTCGCCGTATCCGTGCGGAGAGGCCCTCGTGGAGTGAAGG